CCGCAACTGTTTCACCATTCGTGGCCTTAGCCGCCACAACCGCATAGGAGGTGTAACTATGGGTGTTAGATTTGCCGAAAAGATTCACGTTATTCCGCTTTTAGCTCCAGTTGAAACTACTGAAGCGAAAGTGTCCGCCTTTGTTGCGTTGGAAAATGCACAATGGATCACTTTCCTTATTCAGACTGGCGCTTTAGCTTCTGACTCCGATGACCAGTATGAGATCACCGTTGCTTCTGCAACTGGCCAGACCACCAATGCCAATGATATAGCGATTCCTTATAAGTATCGCCTATCTTCAGCCGTTGGTACTGACTCATGGGGCGCTATCACTTCAGCCACATCGACCGGCTTTATTTTGGAAGCCACTACAGACGGCAGCAAAGCTGTGCTGATTGACGTTGACCCTGCTTCGATTCCTGCTTTGGATTCAGACGCTCTATACGTTTATGTAGATATTGCTACCACTACGATGGTGTCAGGCCCGGTTGCTGTTTCAGCATTCATTGAGCCACGCTATCCACAGAATAGCAACATCTCAAGTTCATAACTTGTTCGATCAGGGGGTGGACTTGAAATATAGTCCACCCCACATAAGGAATTAGCTTATGGCAGATTATACGAATGTTTTGGCGGTCAAGGCAGACATGCCAGACAGCGAACTGTTTTCCTCTACCTCATACGATTATGATGCCGTTATCCAGGGAATGATTACAGGCGCGTCACGCCTTATTGACAAGGAAGTGGGCGGCTGGCCTAACTATTTCTATCCCACTACGGATGATCAGACGCGCTATTTTGACGGCAATGGTGAAGAAGAAATCTACATTGACCCGCTTGTCAGCCTTACTTCTGTTTATGTGAGTGAATCTGGCGGAAGGGCTTCAACATCATATACCGCCTGGACTGAAAACACTGACTTCTATGTCAGCCCTTACAACTACAGCGTGATTGGTGCGCCTATTCAATCCCTTGTAATTGATAACGATTCTGGGAGTAAAGGCAACTGGGGCACGACACGCAAGGGTGTGAAGGTTACCGGTGTGTTCGGCTATGCCAGTTATCCGCCGGCCGATATTCAGCAGGCTTGCAAGATAACGGCGATGCGCTGGTTTATGCGCGCAAAACAGAGTTGGCAAGATACGTCAGTCAATGCTGCTATTGGTGAAATGCTTTATACGCAGAGTCTTGATCCTGATGTGAAAGAGATACTAAAACCATACAAGATATTCAACGCGGTGATGTGATGAGCGTTCTTGATAATGCCATTGTGAAATTACAGGCGCATGCGCTTGCGCTTGCCACTATTACTGTCAGGGGCGCGCCTTCCTATCCCACTGAAGACGCCACTGTGCTGCCGCTGGCCATTGCGCATGTTGCGAACGGCACAGGGCAGGCGGATGAATCTACAACCTGCCGAATGCTGGTCAATCTGAAAGTTGACTTCCATGTCAGCAGAGTGAGCATGAAGTCCGCATATACGCAGATAAACCTGATCATCCCTGAATTTCTTGAAAGGTTGGCTGGTGATCCTACGCTCGGCGCGACAGTTGAAACGATAGTTTTCCCTGTCAGCTTCGAGGTTTCGCCTGTTCAGTGGAACACTATCCCAACGCAGATGGTCAGTTTTACAGTGCCGGTCAAGTACCGGGAAAGCCCGATTACATGAAATTAGTTTCTATTGTGGTTGACGAACTGCCGGAATCTTGCTGGCAGTGCGATTTTCGGTACAACGATGAATTTGTTTATCGCTGTCCATTGATGGAAAAAGAGTTCTTTTCCCATGTTGCCATTGACGAATACAAAAAGGAGCGTCATCCTGATTGCCCTTTGAAAGAAGGTAGATTTTGAAAGATACCGTTGCAATAATCGGATCGCATCCGCGAACAAGGGGCAACTTTGACTTCAACCGCACAGACGCCGATGTTTGGGTATTCAATGAAGCTCTGAAATCACCCTGGTGCAAGCGTGCTGATGCTGTGTTTCAAATGCACGACCCAGTTATCTGGAGAGCAAGCGTAAACCGAAACGACCCCAATCATTACGAGTGGCTGAAGAATACCACCGTTCCTGTTTACATGCAGGAAAAGTACGAGGATGTAAAGGCGTCTATCAAGTTCCCATTATCTGAAATAATAGCGGATCTGTTTGGGGATTATAAGCCAATCCCTTACATAACCTCTTCAGTCAGTTATGCGCTTGCGCTGGCTGTGTATAAGAAATACAAGCGCATTGAAGTTTACGGCGTGGAGATGGAAACCAACACAGAGTATGGGCATCAAAGAATTGGGTGTTGCCTCTGGGTGGGAATAGCGATTGGCAGGGGAATAGAGATAGATTTTCACAGCGATTCAATTCTGAACGCACCTCTCTATGGTTACGATGGTGCTGTGCGTATTGACAAAGAGAAGTACGAGGCACGCATTGACGAATTGAAAATTGTTGCTGATAAATTCAAAGAGCAGTACGAACTGGCAAAGAGTGATATTTATTCTACGCTTGGCAAGTTTGAGAATGATTACAAAGCTGGCATAGCGGAAATAGACAAGTTGATTCAAGCTATGGGACAGAAGGCATATAACTTTGGCATGGCTGATGGTGCAATCCAGGCTAATGAATTTTACTTGCGCAAGTCAATTCAACAAGAGGCTGAAACTGGTAACTACCTGATAGTAAGGCAGGAGTACGAGGGTGGGAGTATTGACGCGCAAAAGAATTACCAATTCAACATGATAAAAGTTTACGATGTGGCAAAGCACATGCGAGCTTGCGTAGATAGGTTGAAGGGCTGCACCAACCGCTATGAACGCAGGAACGTAAGCGATGATCTGAAGAAGATACTGGAAGCCTACTCACAAGCCACCACGCAGGTTGGCATGGCGAGTGGAATAAGTCTGGAAAATAAGCAGTGGATGGGCATGTTAGACCAGTTAGGCGTGGCAGCCGGTGGTGAAGAAGCGCTGAAACTTATGAGCGAATCTCTTATGGGTAACGTGCCGGTGGAGTTGCAATGAACATCGGCTTAGTGATTGGCAACGGCCCGAGCCTGAGAGATGTACCGCTTGACTTCCTGAATAAATATCCCAGCATTGGGTCCAACGCGATTTACCTGCTGAAAGGATTCACCCCTACCTACTACACCGCAATTGCGCCGGTCAATAGAGCTGACTTTGTTGATACAGTTAACAAGATAGATTGTATAAAAATTATTGGCGAGCGCGTGCTGAACACTTGCGCCCTAAAGAATGTGATTGCAGTAAAGAAAGGGCAGGCCAACACATTCAGCAAGAATCCGTTCAAAGTGCCGGCTTGCGAGGGCTGGACGGTAACCTATTTCAATCTGCAACTGGCCTATTATCTCAAATGGGATGTTGTACTGCTTGTGGGCGTTGATCACTGGGCAAAGGGCAATCAATCTCATTTTGTTGATAACTACATTCAGCAGGATTTTGAGGATAGTGACATGAATGATTTGACCCTGCCTTACTACAACATGGCCAAGGCAATGTTTGAAAAGGCTGGCAGAACGATAGTCAATCTTTCTAAGTGGAGCGCGCTGGACGTGTTTGAGAAACAGGACATAGGGTTATGGTAAAAGATACCGCAATTTTACAGGCCTGGTACAGCCACGAATACGATTGTCTTGTTGACCTGACTAAAGAGCGTCATCAGGCTTATGCAGATAAGCACAATATGGACTTTGTACTTCACGACTTGACCGAACATCCTGATAGAGAAAAACCTTCAGTTATGGAGTTCAGGCATATCGGCTGGATTAAGGACTTGCTGAACAGGGGTTACAGCAATGTTATCTACCTGGACGTTGACTGTATTATCTGGAATTTTGAACAAGAATTGACGGATGCCTGTATTGATGTCAGGGGCGTTAGATTTGATGTTATGCGTGTGAAACATGTCAATATGGGCGCGGTGTATGTGCATGACTGCGAGTTGACCAGGGATTTTATAAGGGAGTGGCAGCCGCGAGCCTTATACCGGATCGGCGACTGGTATGGATGCCAGAACGCGTTCAATATTGTGACTAAGAAACTCCAAATACCGCCGCTTGATTGCACGTATAACTATACTGCTGGCGAGCATAAAGGGAATGATAATCCAGCCGTAAAGGGTTATCACACTTATATTGGCGTTCCTGCTAAATACAAGGCAATGCGAAAGGACTTACATGCTTTACTACGTGGCTAATCACGATGCTGGCAACGCTGGCGAATGTTGCTGAAATAAAGAGGTTAATCGCATGAAAGTCAGCGCGTTAGTATCTGCTTACTTTGCAGAAGAATATTTGCATGGTCGGATTGCCAATCTGCTCGGAC